ATGTTTTTCGATAAATTTGATGGCTGGAAAGATTTAGGGCGCGGCCAGGGTCGCGGTAAGGGCAAAAAGAAAAGAGTGGTACTCGTTGCCCATTTTACTGATGCTGATGGCACAGAACGTAAATATGGTATTTCAGCTCTTAATCGTTTGCTCGACAATCCACCAGAGAGTTTTGATATTGGTGACCATGCGCTGGTTCTTGGTGCGCTTAAAAAACATAGACGCCAACCGCGCTAGTTTAACTTAAACGCTAAATTGTTCGCGGATGATACGTTCTTCTAAGGATTGATCGGGATCAAAGAGTAGGGTGCGACTGATATCGCGGTTCATCTTCACATGTACGGATTTAATGTCTCTAAGCTCCGTAAAGTCAGCCACCGCGGCAACGGGCCTTTTATCCGATTCAATGTTCTCAATAAGAATGTCACTACCAGTCGGGAGTAACGCACCTCGCCAACGTCTTGGGCGAAATGCACTGATCGGCGTTAGAGCGAGTACATCGGCTTTTAGCGGGATGATTGGCCCATGGGCAGAAAGATTGTAAGCGGTTGATCCTGCGGGGGTTGCGACTATAACGCCATCACAGACCAGTTCGCTGAGTTGTTCTTTGCCATCAATACTGATCTTTAGTTTCGCTGTTTGACGAGATTCACGTAACAAAGAAACTTCGTTGTAAGCGAGGGCGGTAATGCTTTCTCCCATAACGTCAGTGGCGGTCATAACCAGAGGATGCAGCTCTACACGCTTGGCATTTTCGATGCGCTCGATAATATCATCTTTGTTCTTATGAGTGTTTAACAAGAAGCCTATGGAACCATAATTTATACCGTAAAACGGGGCGTTTACGTCAGCATGTTTATGTAGAGACTCAAGAAGGAAGCCGTCACCGCCGAGTACAACAATGGCGTCTGCGTCTTCAGGTTTTACGTTGCCATAGCGGTCTTTTAAGATACGGACGGCTTCAAATGCTTCTTCATTATCTGTGGCGAGAAAAGAAAGTTTCATATTTATGCTGCATCCTCACCGGCACCGCCATTATCAATTGACCACTGAACAGGGTTGTGTAGGAAAGATTCAACAGCATCAATGGTTTTAGCGTCAAAATAATTCATTTCTTTGGCTGTTTCTAAAGCGGACCACCAATTTGTTAGGGCGTGTACCTTCATATTCAATGCATCCATGTTCTTTTTAGGGATATCTGAAATACCATATTGGAATAGAACAAAAAGGTCACTGATATTGCCGCCTGCTTTGCGGATTACATCAACAAAGATGCCGCTTGATTTACCGTAGTTTTGTAGGTCTTCGATCAGGACGATATTCTGATTTTCTTCGAAATAGCCTTCAAGCTGGGCCATACGGCCAAAGCCTTTTGGTTTTTTACGAACATAAAGCATAGGTTTGTTTAGGCGTTCGGAAATAAAGGCAGCGTAAGGGATACCCGCTGTCTCACCGCCAGCAAGGGCGTCCATATTATCCAGACCAACGTTGTTTTTGAGCATGTCTGCGCCAAAATCCATCAGACGGCTTCGTTCTTTCGGGAAAGATATAATGCGGCGGCAATCAATATAGACAGGCCCAACACGCCCAGATGTGTATCTAAAAGGCTCATCAGCATTAAAAAGAATGGATTGTGTATCTAGAAATGTCTTCGCAGTTTCTTTTGCAATATAATCTGCGTCGAAAGTTATGTTGTCTGTGCTCATCTTATCGCCCCTTTATGCATTCTTATTCTATAGGTGAATAATCCATAATTAGTGGAGGCGGTCAAGGTTTAAAGATTAATGCTTAACCCACATAATACGAGAGAACCATTGTATCTGGTCAAGGGGGAGGGTTTGTTCTTTATCATCTTGAATAAAATTTTGCAGGCGCAGCTTGCCTTGCCCATGAGCGATATAGTTAGCGATCAGTATGCCGCCAGATTTAACCTGCAGAACAATACGCTCACCAGATTTAATAAGAGCATTTTCAGAAAGGCCGATCAGGTCACCGCGGCGGTAGTATGGCGCGAAAGCATCGGTATCTATTGTGAGCTGGGTAATGGGGATACGTTTTTGAGGTGTTTCAACTTCTTGTAACTCAATATAAGTGATGAACTCTGTCATATTAAGATTGGTCACATTTAAAATTTTTGCGAGGCTTTCGGTTGAAGGCCAGCGGGGTTTTCCATCGGCGCTCAGGCGCTTGCTTTTGTTAAAAGATGTCGGGTCTAGCCCAGCCTGCTTAGCTAGTCCAGACGTAGAATATCCGGCGCTTTGCGCCAGGCGATCAATCGCTTCCCATATTTGTTCATGTGTAAACATAAGGCAAAGAAACTCCCTCGTATGACTATATTCCCATGATTCACTAAGAATCTCTAGCTCTTATAACATTTTTTTATTTTAGGAATAAATTCACAAAATAATACTTGACAATAGAACAAAATAAGAACAAACTATAGAACATAAACGAAACAACTGTGTCTAAAAGACATGAAATGTTTTGACTGTAGGAGAAGGAGAGAAGAAAAATGACATTTATTTCTAATAAAATAAGTGAGCAAGAAAATATTGGCGACCCATTTGAGACAATGGAATCCGCATGGTTCTGGTTTATTGCCGCGAATAACGCACGGGTTGACGGTGCCCGTGTGAGTGCGGGGATCGGCAAGGGCGGACGCCCCTGTGAGGTATCGGATATTATCTCAATTTTGGATAGGTTGCACCGTAACCGCATTTTAACCATGGATCACTTACGCGTCTTAAAGTTTTATGGCGAACGTGGTTATGCGCCAGATAAAGCGTATCGCAAAGAACGCCGCGCTTTTTATCAATGGAAAGAAGCGCTGAATAAAATGCGTCCTGTTTTTGAACGCAAAAAAATTGTTCGCAAGCAGGGGTTCAATTTCTTCGGTTTGTCCGGTGCTTCTTTGCCAGATATGGACAATGCAATGACACCCTCAATGGAAGGAGCATATTAAGATGAATATTTCAGGTATTGATCATGATAATGAGATGCGTATATGGATTGCCTTTACGGGCGAGACCGAAATAGGGTGGCTGAAATGGCTACGCAAAGATTTCCGTCATTGCTTCGCAATCATGCATGATGGAGAATGCTGGCTCAGTATGGACCCACTCTCAAATCACACTGAAATTACAGTGCATCAAGCACCTGCCGAGTTTGATTTACCAGCATGGCTGAGACAACGCGGATACATAATGGTAGAAGCGAAAGCGGACAGGTCTAAAAAAACCATCGCGCCAATCTTACCTTTTACATGTGTTGAAGCAGTGAAACGTCTTTTAGGTATTCATGCATGGCATATCATTACGCCATGGCAGTTGTATCAATATTTACTCAAAAAACAAAAACCACAGAAACAATCATCATATCATCGAAAGGAGTTTCCTTATGGGAAGTTTATTAGCGGCGCCGAGAGTGCCGAGCTTTGTCCTGTCTAATCCATCAACCTCAACAGAGCAGGCAATCGCCGGAACGACGGGAAGTAATACGAGCACGACAGGCAGTTCGGCAACTGGACAGACCTCATCAACAAATACGAACGATACGGCCTCGTCAGATAGTGTTAATTCATCGGAAACGAACACGATAGAAAATGCATCTGAGAGCAATGCAACATCGAGCAATTTATTGCTTCGCCAAAACCGTGGTACGAATTCAACAATTTTAACATCTTTGCGCGGATTGTTGGATGAGACGGAAACCTTAGGGGCGAAAAAGACATTGTTAGGGCAATAAGCTCTAACCTCATATAAGCTTTGTATTAAGCGGAGAAATTACATGAACACATATAAAAACGATGACAGCTTGCGCGCGGCGCAAGTTGAAAAGCTGCGCTCGCGTTATGGGCAGGCGAAACAGCAACGAGATCAGTGGGTACCGCTGTGGCAGGAATGTTACGATTACGCTTTGCCGCAACGCCAATCTGTTGCAATGGCTGGGCAGGCGGCGGGTAATGCACGGACACAGCATCTTTATGATGCCACCGCGATGGATGCTGTTGATCAGTTGGCGGCTAGTCTCTTGGCTGAATTGCCCCCGCCATGGACGAATTGGTTTGGTTTAAAACCTGGTGCAGAACTGAGCGCGGCGGAGGCTGAAGCAATTTCGCCAAAACTGGAGACGGCAACAAAGGTTATGCAAGATCATTTTGACCGCTCTAATTTTGCGGTTGAAGTGCATCAGGCATTTCTTGATCTGGTAACAGCAGGTACAGCATCCTTATCTTTTGACGAAGCGGCACCGGGGGCATTTACGGCATTTAAATTCACCGCGGTGCCCTTGGGCGATGTAGTTTTGGAAGAGGGGGTAAATGGCTATTTGGATGTAACTTACCGCTATTATGGATTGAATTATGCTCAGCTTAAGGAGAAATATCCAAACGCTTCATTACCCATATCTGTTATTGAGGTAGGGGAGAAGGATGCGAGCGCAAGCTTTGATGTCTTAGAAGCCGTGATACCGAATGGCTTAATGTATGACTATATGGCGATCCTTGTTGATTCCTCAAATGAGGAATGCGTTTTGACGCAGGCAGTGATGCCATCCTCACCCTTTATCAATTTCAGATGGCTAAAAAGTCCGGGGGAAAGCTATGGCCGTTCTCCCGTGATGAAAACACTGCCTGATATTAAAACGGCGAATAAAGTCGTTGAGCTTATCCTCAAAAACGCATCTATTTCGGTGACGGGGATATGGCAAGCGGATGATGACGGAGTACTTAACCCTGCGAATATAGAGTTAAAGCCCGGCACAATTATTCCAAAGGCTGTTGGATCGCAGGGGCTTCGCCCTTTGGAAATGCCGGGGCGTTTTGATGTCTCCGAACTTGTTTTAAGTGATTTGCGAAGCCGCATCCGTCATTCCATGCTTACAGATCGCCTTGCACAAATTAGCGGGCGTAATATGACGGCAACTGAGGTGCTTGAGCGCTCTGCTGAAGTGGTGCGTATCTTGGGGGCGACTTATGGTCGTTTGCAATCTGAACTTTTAACACCGTTGATTAAAAGAGCCTATGCGATTTTAAGACGGCGCGGTGAGATACCTGATTTGCCACTCGATGGCCGCATTGTCGCTATGGATTACCGCTCACCACTGGCCCGCGCGCAATCACAAAAGAATGTTCAAAATATTCTGTCATGGATTAATGCCAGTGTGGGGCTCGGCGTGGCGGCAGATCAGGCGATTGATTTTGGTGCGGCGATCCGTTTTATCGGTGAAGCTCTTGGCGTGCCTAGCAATCTTATTATTCGCGATTTAAGTACGAGTGAAATAACCACAACACAAGGAGCGTAACCCATGTGTAAAAAATTAAAAATATCGAGAGAGCTGAAAGCGCTATTCTTGAATGGTGTCCCTCGACGGAAATACCCGCAGATTGAAAGAGTATATGCACGGCTATTTCTGTCAGATGATGGCAAAAAGGTGCTCGCCCATATGCAGGCTCAGTGTTACGAGCGCTCTTTAGGTATGGAAGCGAGCGACCAAGCTCTACGCTTTCAAGAAGGGCAACGTTCTTTCGTCTCTATGATTTTCAGGATGGTCGATCTAGGCCGCCGTCAAACCCCTTAACTTTAATATATTTTCAACATAAAGGAGAAACTATGAATTCGACCTCAATACAAAATAATACGCCATCAAACTTACCCGAAAAGTTTATTGATACTGAAACAGGTGAATTGAAACTAGATGCGTTGATTAACTCTTATCTAGCACTGGAAAAAAAGATGTCTTCTAGCTTACCTGCGCCAACAGATCCGGAGAACAAACAGCGCTTACTCAAAGCACTCGGTGTGCCTGATAGCCCTGAAGAATACAGCATTAATGTTGATAATGGTTTACTTAGCCCTGATGAGAATGTGAACCAGCGTTTGCATGAGATGATGTTTACAGGAGAGCAGGTGCAACTTGTCTATGATCTAGCTGGTGAGTTCATGGTGCCGATGATTTCCAAAATTGCGGCGGAATATAAAGCTGACATGGAAGTGGAGCGTTTGACTCGCGAATTTGGCGGACAAGAGCAATGGGCGGAAGTATCCAGACAACTCTTAAAATATGGCCAGCAAAACCTGCCGCAAAATGTATTCGAGAATCTGGCCGGGTCATATGATGGTGTGATGGCGCTCTATAAAATGATGAACAACAATCAAAGCCCTGCCATTGATAAGCAAATGAGCCAGATCGGCGCCAGTGATGAAAAAGAGCTCCAGTCTATGATGCGCGATCCAAAATACTGGAAAGAGCGTGACCCTCAATTCATCGAGAAAGTCACAAAAGGTTTTGAAGCGCTATACGCCGAGAAATAAAACACAGTTTATCCCTAAAACTCATAAGGCCTCCTTCGGGAGGCCTCTTTTTTTATTCTTTATAGATTAAAAATTATGCGATTGCGTCTTTTACAATGTCGTCAAAGACTGCGCGTGTTTCACCAGGAAGCGCTTCAAAGCGAAGGGCTGTATAATTTTTGTTTTTACGCACAATTTGAGCAGAGTGAGGGACTTCCAAAACACGATCTTTTAATTTGAATTTGATCGTAAAGTCGACTGTATCCCCAATATTTGTTGTCTTATCGTATGTTTCGATGAGAGCGCCACCCATAGACCAGTCTTTGACTGGATATGTTTGGCCATTTATCTCAAGAACACACACATCTTGATCACGGCGCACATAGCGCCTACGCCTCGATGGGTCGTCATCATTCGATACTTTTTTAAGAAATTTTTCCCAGCCGTTTTTAAACATAATAAAGAAGATACATGAAAATTCGAAAAAAAACAAACTTTTCAAACATTAGGCCTTGACAGAAAAGGAATTAATTCCTATTATTTAAATATAAAGGCCCGTATTGCGTCTGTAACGCAGTAGGGGCCTTTGTTTTTGGATAACGCGAAATTCTTTTGCGCCCGCTCATTTGGCAGGATAGGCCGCTTTGAAACAGTGAGAACCTTAATCGCCACTTTTTATTTTCCATTAATCATAAATGAAAGGACGACAACAATGGTGAGTACCATTAGTAATGCTTTCGTCAAACAATTTGAGCGCGAGGTGCATGAAGCTTATCAACGCCAAGGCTCTAAATTGCGTGGCACTGTCCGCACGGCGGGCAATATTCAAGGCTCTACAGCCGTTTTCCAAAAAATTGGAAAAGGCGTAGCCTCAACAAAATCAACACATGGCATGGTGCCGGTGATGAATCTGGATCATGCGTCTATCGAAGTTGATCTGCTGGATTATTATGCGGGTGATTGGGTAGACCGTCTAGACGAGCTTAAGCTCAATCATGATGAACGTGCAGTAATCGCTAGTGCGGGTGCGTATGCTTTGGGCCGTAAATCAGACGAACTTATCGTCGATGCACTTCTTGCTGAGCAGGGCAATATCACAGCCTCAACAGATAGCGCAGCTGGTATGACGCTGGACAAGATTTTGGAAGCGTTTGAAATCTTGGGTGCGAATGATGTGCCGGATGATGGTCAACGTTTTTGCATTGTTGGCTATAAACAATATAGCGAGCTTTTGAAGCTGGAAGAATTTGCATCTTCTGATTTTGTTGGTGCTGATGAGCTTCCGTTCAAAGCGACACAGGCTAAAAAATGGCTAGGCACAACATTCATTCCGTTTTCCGGATTGCCGATTGATGGCACGGGCGTTCGTTCTTGTTATTGGTATCACCGTACGGCGATAGGCCATGCGGCAGGTGCTGATGTTGAAACGAATGTCAGCTATCACAATGATCGCGCTTCCTTTTTCGTCAATAACATGATGAGCCAGGGCGCTAAAGTCATCGATACATCAGGGGTCGTTGAGATTACCTGTGACGAAACTCCAGCGTAAAGAAAGGATATAGATCATGGCATTTAAATCTTCAGATTTGAGCGTACTAGCCTATGCGAATACTTTTACGCTTTGGCACTTTAAAACGGTAGATACGGCGGCTGAAGTGATTGCGAGCAATTACTTTGACAAGGCGGCGAATATGCTCCGTGTGAACGACCTGATTATCATTAATGTAGATACAGACGGCACACCCGTTACTAATTTCTACATTGTGACTGACAATGATGGGTCAGAAGTAACGGTGAGCTTGTTCTCAGCGTAACACTTATAAATACGAATTGAGTTTGCTCCGCTGGTTTGTCTCCTCCTCTAACTTGGTAACAATTCCTCTTGCTTGGAATTGGCCCGCGTTGTAGCAACTCAAACACCCGGATATGCGGCATGGGATTCCTTTCCCTTCCTCTTTTGACCTTAAAACAGGATTGTTATTTCCAATCTTGTTCACCCGTGCCGCATATCCACCTTTTCAACAAAAATTCATTTTCTTTTACTAAGGAGAAAAATATGTCCTTAACAGATGTGGCTTTGTGTAGCCATGCGCTGATCCGTATTGGTGCGCGCCCAATAAGTTCTTTTGCCGATGGCACAACCGAAGCCGATGTGGCGGGTACGCTATATGGTTCAATTCGCGACGATCTTTTATCCTCTTACGGA